GTTGTCATAGATGAAGCAGATGATGAGATTAGTGATGAAAGATTCGTGCGTCTAAAGGTCAGACCTGAATTCAAAACTCGGGTCGAAGCCGTGTACCGTGAGGTATACGACAATGCGCGCGAACGTGCGAGAAGTGAAGAGGCCAACGTCAAGTTGGTCGCCTTACCAGAGGCACTTAAGGTCAGGGTCATTTCCAAGGGCCCTCCCCTTACTTACTTCACTCTAAAGCCAGTGCAGAAGTTCCTACTCCGACAGATGCGACGCCTTCGGGCGTTTCGTCTTGTAGGTGAGACCGTAACTCCTCAATTCCTCTCTGAGGTATTTGAGAACAGCTCGGGTGTGTTTCACTCTTTGGATTACCAGAGTGCTACAGACCTCTTGGACCCCGAGATGTCGGGAGCTGCGGTCGATGGAATTTGTGATGCTGTAGGTATGCCAGAGGATATCCGTGTGCTCTTTCATAAAGCGCTTACGGGTCACCTTGTTGAAGATGTTCCCCAGGTCTGGGGACAGCTTATGGGCTCCATTGTTTCTTTTATAGTCCTTTGCATAGTGAATATGGCTGTAATCCGACACGCTTTCGAAGTTGAGTCACACACTCGGGTCTCCCTAGAGGAGATCCCAGCTGTGGTGAACGGCGACGACGGTCTGGTCCGATCTTCTGATCAGTTTGCCCTCATTTGGGAGTCTCTAGCCCGTGTGGCCGGTCTCGTCCCTAGTGTGGGTAAGGTGTACAGTCACCCTGTGTATTGCAATATAAATTCGACTTCCTACGAATTCAAGGAGGGATCCTTCGAACTCATCCCATATGTGAATATGGGACTCGTGATGGGCCTCGGCCGATCCGGTGTTGAGAAAGTCGATCTGTCAATTGCAACTGAAGATTATGATAATCCCTTCGTTAAGTCGTTGGGTTCCCGCCACCATGCCCTCATCGAGTCTTCACCGCCTGACTTGCGTCTTGCGGTGCATGAGCTCTTTTTGCTGCATAACGGGGAAACACTGAAGAACACGCGCGTACCCTGGTATATCCCAGAGTCGTTGGGGGGAGTTGGGTTAAAACCACTAGTGGCTTACGATCGTTGGAACTTTGACACGGACACGCGCGAGCGTGCCTATCTCAGGACCTCGACCGGACACACCTGTGGACCGTCTCGACGAGATGTAGCGATCGCGTGGGCTCTTGAAGCCCGTGCCTACCGCACAATATCCGTTAAGAAGGTACCCTCTGCTCAGCCGATTCGGGCTAGACCAGTCTGGCAATTGCCCGTGAGGGATCTCATCCCTCCCGGGCGGGACGCAGTTATGTCGGAGGAGGATGAGACGTTCCTTGATCTCGCCTCCTACTATATGACGCCATCACTTGTTGCGCACGAACTGGGCACCTCTAGTCGCCTTGAGGTTGTTCGTCGTAATGAAAGAGCTTGGACCTCTCTATCAC